TTGCTAAGACCATTGGTAGCGCTGTTGCTAAGGGGGTAACGACTGGAGTAGATGTCGTCACACGCCCTTACAATCCACGCACACAGGCAATCATAGATAAACTAACTCCGTCTTTTGAGGGGGCGACTCCTGCACAGATAGCAAAATCCGTAGCCCAGATCTCCACGAACACCGATGGGGCGGGGAGAGAGGAAGAGGGTAGTTCTGACGGCCTAGGCCCCGGCGTGAACATCGGCCCGCGCGCTAGATATGCTACCTATTCAAGGGGTATAGACCAGAGTTCTATCTCAAAGGCCCCCGACAAATCTTTTTCAGGGGAGGGGGTTGGCATTATTGGGGACGCAATCCCTGATGAGATTTACCGTAGAATGACGGGCAAACCCGATGTTACACCTTCTGCTACATCTACAGCGTTAAAAAATGTTTCTAGGGGGCTAACACAAAAAACGAAAGATGCAGCCGCGTCTCCCCAGAAAAAAAATGTTCTTGGGGAGGCAGTAAAAGATTTTGGCCAAAGGTTTAAAAAAGGCGTAGTGGCCCGTGGAGAAAAACTTCTCGATACCCTACAAAAAACAAAAGAAAAGCCAGAACCAGAAAAAGACCGCTTCACCGATGTACGAGCTTTGTTAAAGCAAGGAGTTGGAGCAGGCCTTAGAAGGCAGGATTTTGTGAGCGCCGATACCTATGCCCAAGCTATTAGGCAGGCCGCTGGCACTGAAGCCCCTTTAGGGACTAGTAGTCCCTTACGCCAGACTCCCCGTGAGTTGGGCCGTTTATCAGGGGCCATGAACCGCGCAGGCCGCAGGTTAATCCGCAAAGGGGCGGCTGCCCAAGGGTTCGCTATGTTTGGGAAAGCAGAAGCCCAGCGCCTCAATGAAGGTAGTGCTATTTCTACACCCGAACGTCGCGCCCGTGAAGAGGAAGAACGCAGGCAACAAATAAACCTGATAGGTGCTACGCAGCAACGCGTGAGAGATTACCAGAACCTCCTCAACCAGAGGGGGACAGGGGTTCAAGGCGCTCCCCAAGGGCTTTCCAGACCTATGGGGTCTAACATACCACAGGCAGGGTCCCCGACTTCTAATATCCGGCAGTCTCCCATGAACAGAAGGTTTGGGCTTTAAACAAATCCCTCTATATAGACATGGCTCTTGAATTTAACAGCGACGACGTAATCCAGACCAGTAAGGTCGCTTCCGGCATGGGGGACTTTTTTCCTGAGTCTGGTATGCGCGCATCAGAGGTTCGACGGATTCAAGCTAACTACGCTCAGAACATCGCTCCTTTGCAGGACCGCTTGATGAACTTAGACAACAACATCATGCGTCTGCAAACACAGGATTTAGCGTATAAGAATGCTCAGTTAGAGTTTGAACGTAGACAAGAGCAACAAAGACTCCAACGCGATTTTAATGACCCTGCTTTGTACGAACAGATTGACGCTGTTTTAAGTAGTGAAGCTTCGCCCCTTGAACAAAGGGAACAGATCCAAGAGATAGCGCGACAGAATCCTCAGGCTTTACTAAATGTACCCTCGTTCCAGCAAGTGTACAACACGGCTATAGACCAGACTAGAACACGCGCTGAACAAGAAGCAAAGACTCCAAAACTAGAAGAAGGTGTTTCTACACTCGCTAATAGACTTTTACAGGTTCCTAGCACAAAGGCTAATGTTGCCGGTGGAAAACTTCTGCGTGGGGAGATGACCTTTGATGAAGGCATTGCTGTTTTGGGGGAACTGCAAAAAGAAACACAAGAAGCTGCCCAGCGAGAGAAGCTAAGTGCGGAAAAAGAGGAAGTCTTAAAAGAAGATATTTCTTTAGTGCAAGGAGCAAAAGTAAATGATGCTTCTTTTCAAGATTACCTTGAAACAGCGCCTGACGAAGTAAGAGATGCTTACGATAATTTAGAAACAGCTGAGCAGAGGACTCTGTTTATTATCGAAAACCAGCCCCCTATCAGATTTAACTCTGTTTACCGAAATCGGTTGATTCGCAGGCTGGCCAAACGGACAAACAGAACACAAGAAGAAGTAAGGAAGGCCTACCCCCGCACCGACCCTAAATCCGATGTTAAGCTTCTTGAGGACTTAAAAGACGCGGTAGATTTCGCAAGGGCGGACTCTGTAGGGGGCGACTTCGACGACCCTCTTCTTGATTTGGAAGACACCAGAGATGAGAGAGACATTCGCGGGGCTATAGCCATACCCCCCAGTGGAGATTAACTGCAATTAAACATATAACCTGACTTAGCTGTGTCTGAGCTTGTAAAATTCGATGATTGGTCACCCACTAGTGACCTAGATGACCCCGTTGATCGCAGAATCGCCCACGCGGATTACATACGAGAGTCTTATTTCAAAGATGGGAAATATAATGACGAAATAGCGGGGATAATTGACCGGAACTTGGGGCAAGCTCTGGCAACCCCCGTTGATGAGGGGGGCAGCGGCCTAACAGCAGATCAGATAAATGAGGCCTTTAGTAGGGATTACTCCCCTTCTTATGAAGAAAAAGCACAGACTGTAGCCAAAGCACAGGTCATAGACCCTCGCTCTGCGGATGGAGATCCGATTAGGGCCTATAACGCCTTTCTAGAAATAAAAAATCGTGGGGGCGCTAATCAAAGCTATCTGGCCCGAGAAGAAGCTCTTTTTAAAGAATCTTCGGCCATGGTCGATAAATATTATGAGGATGCTGTAGATAAGATCCGCTCTGATGGGGGGTCCCCATTTGTCCGCGTTGCTAGGCCCGACGGTGGGTATTATTTGAAGAGCGGCCCCGCTGCCGACGGCCTCACTCCTTACGAGGCTTACAAGCAGAGTGTGGACGCGGGGTTTATTAACGCTCGCGATATACGAGGGGTACAACAAGCGATGAGCCCTTTTGGGGATAGCGGGGTGCCCCTACACAAACGCGCCCACTACGAGGATACCCTCCTTGCTATAAACACCGCGCTTGAGGGCGACCAAGATGTAGAATTCTTGACTGGTGCGATGCAACGTTATGCCCAGAGGTTTGATGATACTGGCGAGCGAGTTAATGCGTCCTTAAACGAAGAACTTCGTTCGGACATAGTAGAAGAGCTTGAATACTTGTTGCCCGATACTTCACGTATTCCTTTGAAGGACCGTCTCGCCGCTGTGGATTACATGGTTGGGGAAATGGCAATGTCGTCGGGAGTTATTAAATTTGATGAGGACAATATTTCAAACAATGTGCGGACTTACGGCTATGGCGATATGGTCATGCACGGCGACCTTCTTGCTAAGAAGTCTTTGTTTGAAGAAGCGATTAAAAATTACTCTGGTCCGCAAAAAGAAAAGCTAAGGCTACGACGCCGCAACAGGCTTAACGGCGCTCTGTTCAATGACTTTAATGAAGTCATAAACAGAACATATCTGTCTTCTAAATGGAATCAAGCAGTCGCCCAAGGCCTGCTCGACGGTAAAGAAGAGTCTGAAATTTTCGACGAGTTTTTCGAGAACAATGAATACAGTGAGTTTAGGAATGAATTCGTAGGGTCGGTTCTGAGGTCTGTGCCGGACGCCTTTACTGATACAGTGGCTGCTTTGGGGGTAGCCGCTACAAGTTTTGACGGCAAGCCAAACAAACTCGCCCAAGATACACTTATTAAAAATCAGAGGGACCGTGCAGCGCGGGCGCGGTTGGCAAACATGATGGGGGACAATGTAGGTTGGGTTACGACTCTTTCCTCCATGGTAGCCCCCGTAGCCGTTGACCTAACCGCTACAGCGGCCTTAACAGCGACTACTGGTGTAGGTGGGGCGGGTTATCTTGGCCTTAAGACTGGAGCGAGACTCACCGCCAAAGGGATAGCTACAGGTATTCTTGCGGGCTCCTTGAAAAGAAAAACGATTGGGGGCGCGGTAGAAACCGCAGAGCAAGCTGCCGAACGTCTTGTGGCGAAAGACCTCATTGTATCTTTTGGCAAGAAGAAAAAAAGTTTTGCTAATAAAGCTACGAGAGAAGCTTTTGAGAAAGCCACTGCGGTGGATGTCATCAAAAAGTACAATCAAGTAGTATCCAAGAGGCTCGTGCTTTACCCCGCCATGTTTGTGCCTGCTGCGACCCGCAGTGGGGGCATGACTTACGCTTCTGTTTACAGCGCTCTGCCTGATGATATGCCGTCTGAAGAAAGGCACCAGAAGGCTCTGGGGGCTGGGCTCATGGCGTCTGTTGTTACAGGGAGCCTTGTTTTAGGTTTCCGCGCCCTTGGGATGGGGGGCGTGGAAGACTTCATCATCGGTCGCGCTAGTGTTGGCCAAGTAAGGACACAGCTTCAACGAGCTGTCGCAATAAATGAAAAGCTCAAAGGACTAGGGCGATTACCCAATGAGATTTATGACAGGGCTCTAGCGAGAATAGCCGCAGATGGGATTAAAAAATCGTGGAGAGAATTTGTCTTTCCAGATGCGATGCTCCGTCACGGGAGAAATTTCGTTGGCGAGGCCTTAGAAGAAGGACTGGATGAGTTTATCAATAGCTTCATCCAGACGGGGTACACTGGAGAAGACATGCCCTTTACAGATCGGGTCACTGGCGCTTTTATTGCCGCTGCTTATGGGGGAGCCTTTGGTGTGGGGATGCCCCTCTTTAGAGACACATTGGGCCGCGGAGTGCGGGGATCAGCTGTTACTGATGAGAGGGCGGCTAAAAGGGCGCTAGCCACACGAATAGCGGAGGATATAAACAAACAACGCGCCAAAGAAGCTGGCCAGAAATTAAGAGATCTAGACAGTCCTGCGACAGCAGATGCTATTGAGGACATCATGGACGCGAGACAACGGGCGAGTATCGACCCCGACAGAGTCTCTAAGCGTGATACGGACGAGGAACCATCTGAAGAACCGACCGAAACCCCGACCGAAACCCCGACCGAAACCCCGACCGAAACCCCAACCGAAACCCCAACCGAAGCTCCACCTGAAGGTGTTGGGGGCACCCCCACAGAAGAGGCGGTGGACCCACTTACTGCTGCTTACGCTACTCTAGGAGTCCCTGTGGGGGCTACTTATGCTGAAATACAAGCCGCTTTCCGTAATTTAGTCCGCTTATATCACCCTGATGTCAATCCTTCCCCTGATGCGACGACAGTAATGCAGGAGATCAACGCAGCTTGGGATTTAATTAAAAAAGACATAGCGAGACAAGTAGCGGAAGCAGCCGCAGAAGCCACGCCCGAAGAACATCAGGAGGCAGCCGCAGAGACAGTAGTTACACCCCCTGCTCCCCCTGAAAGTGACCCGACGACACCCGCCCCTCAGGTTAGGGTTCGAAATCCACTTGAGATAGAGGATGACTTCAGAAGGTTCGCAGCAAGGTTCCTAAGGCCCACTACTCCTAGGGGCGACGATGAAGCCCCACCTGAAACTCCAACCGAAGACCCACCTGAAGCCCCCACTCCCAAAACCCAGAAGTCAGGGTCGGAGGGTTTCATGGAAATCTATGAGGCAGAGACTAAACAATTGCCCGAGAACTTACTGCTCACGGGGAGAGAACGCCAGCGCTCTTCATCAGCATCGGGGTCTGAATCGATAGACATTAGAGCGACTAGCGGGAAAACTGTATATCTTGATATGATCAAGGTGGCTCGCGGTTTGCGGCAACAAGGAGTGGGCAGCGCAATCATGACCCGCCTTGCTGAAATCGCAGACGCGACTGGCACGCGAATTACTCTTGATGTGGAAGAGTTCGTGGGGGGGCCATCCAAAGAAAAACTTAAACAGTTCTACGAACGATTTGGATTTGTGACAAAGAGAGGGAGGAGGATGGCGCGAGAACCAAAAGCCCCCGCACCTGAAGCCCCACCTGAAGTAGCAGGGGCAGAGGGGTCTATGCCCTCTCTGAACACCAACCAACTAGCGGCTCTTAAATCAGAACTCCCAGCCGACCTGTATCAACGTCTTTTAGAGAATAAAGTAAAATATGCCACTACCCCCTTCGCTGCTTCATCTTCTAGGACAGAGGTCTCAGAAGCAGAACACAGCTTGATTGTAGAGGCTTTGCAAAAGCAAAAGGATAAGCTCCTCAAAAACCCCCCTAAAGGGGAGCTTACTTTAGTGGCTCTTAACAAAAAATTAAAGGCCTTAGGGGTTACCGTTAAAAAATCCAAAACAGTAGGGCCCCAAGGAGACCCTGTCGGTTTAATATTTGGTGGCAAAGCCACGAAAATAAAAAACGTCACTGATAAGCCGTTTAGCGAGTGGGTTACCGAAGCCCATGAGGGCGTTGTTCAGGCCCTTACTTTTGAACTGTCCCCTAAAGTAAAACAAGAGCAGGAGCTGCAAGAGGAGGGAGTAGCCGCCGCTGAAGCAGAAGAAGAGCTTGTAATAACAGAGGATGACCTGAACGAGTTTTCTGACAACGCAAATGCAGCAGGTTTGGATTCTGAAGACGCCGTGGAAGCCTTGAAGGCTGTTGCTGAAGACATTGCCCAAGCCCGTGAGGAGGCCGACGTTGATGTAGAAACAGACGAGACTTCAGAAATATCTAGGGCAGAAGCTTTCGCCCAAAGAATGGAAAAGAAGGCTGAACAAGCCAGAAGAAACCTGCGCGAAAAAGGCTCTCGTTTTAATCTAGGCCTCGATCCAACGATTCTTTCGGATTTAGCTGTTATTGGAGCAGCATATATAGCCAGAAAAATAGCTAACTTCGACGCGTGGACGAAACAGCTATTGTCAGAATTTAAAAATGATTACACGAGAGAAGAGCTAGAGCCCCATCTAAACGATATATTTAAAGAGTCCCAAAGAATATATCGCGAAGAGTTCAACACCCCCGAAGACACCGCTGATAACGACCCCGATAGCATTGACGCGGAAATCACCGAAGAAGACGCCGAAAGCCCTGACTCATTCTCAGACAGAGTTTTGCGCGACAGGATACGCGAACTTATACACTTGCATGTCCGGTCGGGCATCCCAGTGGATATAACGAAAAAGACCCCCCATGGGTTCCCCGACGCTACATTCAAAACCGCCACATTACTTGGCGACGCTGGCCCGAAGACTAGAAAGTGGACAAGAGAGGCCCTTACCCTAACGATTAACAACCGTATTAAAAGACGCTACCCTGTACCCACGATTGCTAAAGCAGTTGAAGCTGCTAAAACAGTTGGCTTAACTGAGAGTCAGGCTAAAAATTTATCTGGGGAGTCTAAAAACGATAAAAGGTACATTAAGTGGCATCACGACACAGCTTTTGGAGTGTTTAATAACCACCCTACGAGTGTCGCTTCATTACTCAGAAAAGAGAAAGTTCTGGTAAGGGTCCCTGATATTTACATAAAAGATGGGGAGTATATAGGCAACCCAGCTATCGCTGTTGTTGAAAAGTTCGATGACCTTACGAACACAAAAAGATTTTTTGCTGTAGATGTCGAGGCCCCCGTAGCGGGGTTTGAATTTACTAAAAGGTCTATAGTTTACAAAGACACCCTCCAGTCTGACCTTTCAAAATATTTGTTGGGCCACCTAAAGATAAACGCGGCTTTTGAGTTAGACGCTGCCCCAAGTTATCTTAATGCTCAATTGGGTCCGACAAATAAAAAAGGAGAACCTGTTGGAGAACAATTGGTAGTTTTCGATGCAGAGCGAGACATAAAAGAGGGGGGAGGTCCCGTCGCCCCCCTGAACGCTTTGTTTGCGAAAGAGTATACGGGCATAGTTACTGGCAGTACGACCAGCCCTCTTGGCTCCATGATAAGCCGGATACTAAATGTAAGGGCCTACCGCGACGGGGCGGGAGTCACCTCTGAGGAGTATACAACAGCTAGAGCTATGGCTTTAGCTGAAGTTTACACAATCCTCCATAAAGCGATAATAGCCCCCCGTTATGGTTCCCGCTCGCTTAGAACGAGGACAGTTGCAAAAGGGGAGAAGTTATTTGATGTCCTTGAGCTAGACCCTGAAATAGAAACGGAAACCTTAGCTGGGCATATGTATCTCGAAGAGATAGTGGCGTATACCCCTCCTAAGTTTGCTAAACCCGTGCCAGTAGGGGACGCGAACAGCCTCGAAAACAAAGCGGCCTTCTTACTGAAATATGGGTTTCCTGATAGTAAAGACAGGCCTATAATTACAACCACCCCTACTTCTAGAACTCTTGCTGATAACTGGGCAGAAATAACTATTCGTCAATATTTTGCTAAAGAAGCACGAGACAATATAAAATACTTTAAGGGCGATACAGTTGATCTTTACGCTATAATTCGCGATGCAGGTAATAGGGCTCGTCAGAGGCTTATTAGTCGGCGGGCACTCATGTTCCCAGATGTCACCAATATTTCTTTTGAAGCCTCACAAACTGTAACTGAATTTGAGGCTGATCAGCAAGACCTAGCTGCTGAACAGGATCTGGACAAAGAGGATCTCCCAATCCCTCAGTTTCAGGAGTTTGGGGTTGATAAACTTACTGGAGAACAAGTTCAGACTCTTTGGCGGGAGGCCACAATGCTCGATGCCGCTGACATGGAGAATGCGGTGGAGGCTGTGCGGGTAGACGTAAGGAACTACTTAAGAGCAAGCGGACCCAACACTATTAGGGAACAAAACCTTTTTACTGATGCGCTGAAGCGCGTCGTCGTAGCCGTTGAAGGCGATTCCGCCCCTCCCCATGTTCTTGAACAAACCCAACCCGCTCGTGTTTTTGAGCATCTCCTTAATGTCGCTAGGGTTAACCACGGAACATCAGATTTTGTAGCGCGCCTAAATCAGGCTGTGGCCTCCGAAGAGGTCTTGCAAAACTGGAATGCCATAAACATATTTAAATCGTATGTTCCTATGTTCAGCCCCCTCCCGCCAGAACTTACTAACGACATCGCTAGAGAAGTTCTCGCGAAGCTGGGTGTAAACCATGCCCCCTCAATTTTTCTTGGGAAGAAGTTCAAGTACTACCGCCGCAAAAACCAAAGTGCGGTAAGAAGATTGGGTTTAAAATCTGGTGACCCTTCTTCAGTAATCGACGCTTTGCAGAAGATCGCGAAGTCCAGTCGTAACAGGCAACATCGGTTGGTAGCCGAACTTTTGCTCCGAAACCCAGAGCTTCTTTCTCGCGTCAAGTTCTCTATATATGATGTGCCAGATGGGTCTGCGGGGAACCACACCACCTTTGAAGATGGTTCCCAGATGGTCAGCATAAACCTGTCGGGGTTTTATGGTCAAGGGGTAGAGTCCGTCCTTCTCCACGAATATATACATGCCTTCACTGTAGATCTCCTAGCCAAGCCAGAATCTGAGCTTACTGCCAAACAACTCGGAGCTAAGAAGAGACTAGAAGGTTTGTTCAAGATCTCCTCTCAGTCCCGAAACGAAGCCTCAGAAAATCTGGAGTTTGACCATGCTATGGGGAGTCTCGACGAGTTTGTGGCGACGTTCTTCTCGTCAGCCACTTTTCAGAGAACACTTAAAAGCACACAGCCTAAAGATAAACAACGTAGCCTGTTCCGCCGCATAGCCGACGCTATTTTGGATTTGTTTGGGGTCAGAGCAGATGCCACATTCCGCGATGCTTTCGATAATTTGATAGACTTTGTCAATCTTGGGAACGCTGAAGGGCAGACCACGCCCTTCGGCGACATGGATAATAGGATTGATAGGGCCCGGGCCCGTTACCGGAATGTATTGAAACCCGACTTTATGCGGGCTTCCCCCGCTGGTGCTCGGTTTAGCCCGTTCGTTTCCGAAACTGGCCTCGAATCAGATGAAGAACTTACTCCCGCACAGGAGGCTGAACTCCAAGCTTTGATTGAAGAAGCTTTGGGGAGTATACCTCCGTCAGTCGCGGTCTCGATGGTAGATACTGCCGCTGATGCCCCAGATATTTTTTCGGGTCGCCCCGACGAAGCCTTCGCTTCTGTGGTAGTTGAGAAAGACGGGGAGAGAGTTCCTGTCATTTTTGTGGTTCGGGAGAATCTAGTGAGAGCTTTGTTTGCTAAGAGTGCAATAGTCGAGAACGAGCTGCACCTTAAAGGTATTGTAGATTCCATTATTGCAGAAGAGTTAGGGCATATAGCTGAATTCAAAGCCATACCTCTCAAAGAGTTGGATGAGTTTATTGAAACGCTCCATGAAGTTGAGTTCAATGAGTTCATAGACGCCTACACCCGTAACCCCGAATTACGGGCACGGCTAAAACAAGGCGTGGCTGACAATGACATTGAAATAAAAAGACAGATGGTGGGCGAAATGCTCCTCTCCCGTCTGAAAAAAGTTACACGCGGGTTCACTACCCAAGAAGACATCGCATTTTATGAGTCCAGTCCCAGCACCTTCCGCGTAATTCTCCGATACATTTCGGGGGTTTTCCGTAGGATGGCCGCGAGATACAACCTTAAAAAAGATAACCCAGAGCTGGCGGTTATGGTTAACCGAATGGCTTACGAACTTAGATTTTTAGCCAACGGGGGGTCTGCTCGTGCCCACCATATGCCGTTTGACCCCCGCAACCCAGACGCGGGCTTCGAAGTCCTTACCCGTCGGTTCGATGCGTCCCTCAATGATATTGATGAGAATACCACCCCTGAAGATATTATTGCGCGATTCCAAGGTATGTTCGACAGCTTAGAGCTGCCTATGGGGGTCTTTTCTAAAGGGAAGTATAGAGGTTACGAAGGGTTAAAGGCCCTGAAGCATGGGGATACAGACCCCAGAATCACGGAGTTAAAAAAGAAAGAGCGCGCATTTCTCAACGCTACTGAAAAACTAGGCAACAAACAATTAAACGACTTCCTCAAGATACGTGAGAAGTTTCCGCAGATAACAGATGAACAAATATCTCAAGCAACAGGTAGTGTTGAATCTGTAAAAGTAGACGCCGACTTTAGAGCCGCCCTTCGAGAGTCATATTGGGAATGGCGCAAAGACCTAAGAGCCAAGGTAGATGCGGGCGACGTTGACGCTAGTGAGTTCACACGAGAAAAGATTAAGGCTAAGTATAGAGAGCTAGTCGTCGAGCCGATGAGAAAAGAGCATGTCCGACTTCAAGAGGAGATGCGGAAAAAAATTGACCTCGCGAGAGAGAATATAAAGCAAGTATCTCCCGAACTTGCTGACTCTATATTACAGATACGCCTACTGGTAGATGCGTTTAGTCTGGTTATGAAGAAGACCTTCGGGCTTGAGGGTAAAGTCATGGCCAAAGTCGATAGCCAACTGGGGATTTACCTGACCCGCCAGTATAGAGTATTTGAGGAGGAAGGCTTCAGAGAAAGAATTTTATCTGACAGGACCACAGAAGCTTACACGGATGCCTATGGATATATGAGGAGACAGTGGCTTAGAACACAAACCAAGCACATTCTGAAGAAGTCCCAACTCGACGGGCTTCCCCTGACTAGGGAGGCCGCTCTGAGAAAAGCTGAACAAGTGTTAGAGCAGGAAGCCAATATTGGCAGGGACCCCATTCATTCTATGATGGCCACTTATTTGAAGGCCAAGGAGAAGCAGTATAAGGGGGAGGAATACAGATTACCCAAAGGTCTTGGCCGGTCTCTACTTAATAATTTGAAACGGAGAAAACAAGTCCCCCCTGAGTTGCAAAAACTTTTAGGGGTTTATGGCCCCGAGGAAGGCATCAACAATATCTTCCGCACCTATAGCATTGTGTCTGAGATGACTGCTAGGCAGGCTTATTATAATAATATAGCTGAACTTGGCTCACCTCAAAGTGATAGCGACGATGCCGCCTTTGTGTTCACCCATGAACAATTGTCCAACCGCCCACAGTTAGACCCAGAATCTTATGTCAACATGAGGACGGGCGAGGCCTTTGTTTATGGGGACAAAGTCCAAGCCACGACAGAACTAGAGTCCACATACGATCAGACGTATAACTATTACGTCCATGAGGATATGTTTAAGGATATGAAGAGAATGTTTTCTCCAGACATAGCAGAGTCAAATCTGTCTAAGTCTAAGAAAGCTCTTGCTCTAGGAGGAGAAGGCTTCCGTTTATTAACGGGGGCGGCTCTGACCGCTAAAACCCTAGGGTCCTTAACTTTCTATATGAGGAATGTTCTTGGAAACTTGTTATTCTTCGCTCCCGCCCAAGGGTTTGGTCCCGTGTCTATATTTAAAATACTTAAGCAGACCAAACATATTGCGAGGTCCCTTACAGACCCCAAAGCTTTCGATGAGTACTATGCTGAATTAACAAGTTTGAATGTTATTGGCACAGATTTGTATTCCTCCCTGATTAAAGACCTTCTCAAAAAGCCTAAAACTGTTACCTCTGTAATCAGAGAGATAGAGGGTTTGAATAAATTGGCCGAAAAAATGGAAAAACTAGGAGGCCGTTTCGCCGCCAAAAAGGCCGAAGCTATCCTAGAAAGGGCGCAGGCTTTGTCACAGTCAGTCGATGCGTTTTACAAGATTGGCTACTTTGAGCTAGAAAAAGCCAACCTTCTGAAGGCGAAGCAATGGGACATAGATAATGACACCGATTCCATAGACGCGAACGCCCCCGCAGGTTACCGCAATCTTTCTGATTACGACATCAAGTATATGGCGGCTCAGAAAGTACGCCGCACATCCCAGTCCTATCCCGACGCCTACCACTTGGTTGAAAAAATAAGTAAGAGCAGTTACGCTTCTGTGGTTACACCCTTCCTTCGGTTCAAGACTGATATCTTCCGAATCACGGGGAATACTTTCAAGCTCATAAAAGAAGAGAGGAAGAGCCCTAACGAAGTCATTAGAGCTAGGGGAACAAGACGCCTCTTAGGCTTCTCGACTGTAATCGGGGGCGTTAGCATTGGTTTACCGACCGCCCTAGCACATCTGATGGGCGTAGGGGAAGAGGAGGATGAACTTTTGCGAGGGTCCGCTCCAGAATATAAAAGGTTTAACACCTACTTTTACTATAAGAAAGGAGGACTTCTACATTCAGCGGACTTAACCTTTGTTAATCCTTTCGCCATTGGCGTAGACCCACTGTTACGCTTTGGAGAACATGTATACAGAGGGGACCCAGAGAGAGGCTTCGAAGAGGCCTTTGGCAGTCTGAAGCAGACCTTCTTTGATGAGAATATATTTTTGAGTTCTCTTATAGACGTTTCGAGAAATGTGCGGGCTGACACTAAAGGACCAATCGCGGAGAAGGGGGAGGGCGTCGAGGGGCTGCTTAAAAAACTAGGTTATGTGTATTCAGAGGCCTATGCCCCCAGAACCCCCACTAATCTCACTAAAGCGGCATGGTCTGCGTTGTATGGCGGCGAGTCACCTGACCCTTCTAAATCAGCGAAGGCGTTATTGATTGGGGAGATCAACCCTGTAAAACCTTACAAGTATGACCCCAAGTCACATTTCATGCGCTATTTGCAGAGGGCCCGCGATGAGCGCAACCGTGCTTCCTCGTCGAGGAACATTCTGAAATCAACGTCTCAGCTAACTGAAAATCAAATACGCCGGTCTATTCGGGACTGGATGCAAACGAGGCGAGATGTGGACCAACGAATCTACTCAGCGTATGTAGGGGCGCAGGGACTCGGCCTTAGTCGTCGAGAGGCTCGTAATATAATGTCAGACAAAACTCTGGGCATGGGCAAGAGACGCCAATCCTATATTGTCAGGGGGCGCAGAGAAAGAGATGTGCTACCAACTCCCTTCATAGAAGAGGTAATACGACTCACCCCCGACGGGGCAGTGGGCCGCCAGCGCCTGAAGATCGCCCTTGATGAGATCCGCAAGTCTGGTCCAAGGATTCAAGTACTCGAAACGATAGATTAGTCATCATATCGAAAAGAGCGGGTTCCTCAAAAACCTTATCTTCAAACTTACGAGCGACGCTGGAAGCCTGCCCCGGTTTTAAACCGAAACAGGCCCCAGCTTCCCGCCATGTCATTCCTAATTCGCGTTTAGCGATCAGAAGCCCCAACTTACACCATTTTGTTTGGGGGCCATAATCGCATATCCAGCTCCACTTCCTGCGGCTGTAGCGCATTAGGACTTTGCGGAGCGCCTCAGTTTTGTCCGTAATAGTCATGCAGATCAGGGCTGTGCCCTTGGTCTAACCCACTACTCTTGTCGTGGACAGTTTGTAATAGAGAAACCATCGCCTCAAACAGGGGCTCCCCTTCTTCCAGCTTGATTTGGTTTCGAACCACACCCCCTACGATGGCGTGGGCCCGACACTCGATAAGTTCACTTTCAACGAACATACCGTCAACTAGCATGGGGAGCCCCAGCGGGCTCACTATTTGAACGTAGTGCCTCATCACTTAATCAATGATGGACAACACAGTGTCTTTGGTATCCTGCACCACTGATTCATGGTCCAGAAACCTCTTATCCACTGATGCTACAATAGCATCCACGAACCTGTTAAGGACTGTCGAGATGTGTGGGCGCACACATCTCAAGCTCCCAGTTGGCGTGAACACTATGATTGACCAGCCTGAAGCATTATCCTCACGGCGGCTTTTGATTTCTACAATAGTATCTCCTATTTGTATTTCAGCAGTAGTCTTCATGTTACGCCAGTAGTTGCTTTGGTTCGTTTGTCTCAACCTCGCCACCATTATCTGGTAAGCTCAGTATGACTTCTTTGACAGACTCGTTCAAGACCGCTAGCTGAGAGATATTCTCTGGACATACCTGCACCCCGTAAGGGGCCTGTATCAAAAGACCGATCTTGTAGAACAGTTCAGACAAACTGTCGAATGCTTCCAGCAAACTCTGGCCCCCCTTTGTGTGGACTTCCATAGGGCAGTACCACTTATCTGTAAACAGGTACCTCTCTTTTTGGGAAGCGTCCTCGTGTAGACGGTAGAACTGATCGGGCAATGCACTAACGTCCAATCCCTCTTGGGCCGAACTAATCTGGTTACTGGCCCTACGAGTGAGGTCACTCAGTTTGTCGATCTGTGCGTTCAGAGGGGTGAATAACTCCTTGGCCGCCTCGAAGTCCGAATCTGCTACCTTCTCGCGAACTGCCTGCAACTTGTCCTCGATGTTGGTGAGGTTGTCAAACGACGCAGATGTGAGCAAGGATGCGATTTTGCTGTTGGAATCTGTCACACGTTTGGCGCAATCAGTTATAGCCCAAGCCCACGCCCAATCCCACCATTCCTCTACAGGCATAAGTTTGTCTGCATCCTTATGGTTTCGATTTCTAGGCCCAAGCTGCAAAGCAGAGACTAGAACATCCCTGATCTTGCCATACCGGTTTCTCAGCTTTCGAGTGTGTGGTTTTAGTATGGGGGTATCCCCCGAACCTCCCCGAACCTTGATGCGGTGGCGGGTCGAGCACATGTCACCTCCCCAGCCCTGACGGGCCCTCTGATGGACATATCCCATACGTTCTGTCCGATGATTGTCGAATATGTAATGTGTCATAAGCACATCTTCTTCTACAATCGCCCCCAAGGCCCAGAAGGGCTCTTGGGCATAGTAGAGGCCGTCTGCATCGAGTCTCACTTTGATAGGGAAGTCGGCTGGGTCGCCTTCAACCCGGACAGCTAGCCCCGCCTCCTGCCTCACGAATATTACACCATCAATACTGCGGAATGCACAACAGGCATACCTACCGTATGGATCGTCCGTTAGTTTTTGGAAGAATGTTTCTATCTTCATTTTGTTTTCCTTTCTATTTTATACTGCTTGGTCCATCAGTTCATTCATGTTGACTACCTGACCAAATGGGAAGCCATCATCTTCCAGACCATATGTTACCCACAAGGTCGGGATACTTGGTTCTTCGTCGGGGAACACGCCATATCCATCAGTGAAGTAGATAATGACTCGTGCTTCCTCAAGATTGTTCTCGATGAAATCAAACGCAGGTCGGAAGTCTGTGCCTCCTCTGCCCTTGGCTTCAGCGGGGATATCATCGTTGGGCCCGAACTCTTCAACGTGCTGCACCTCTGCATCCACATCCATCACAATGATGCGGCGGGGACGGAGCTTGCTAGAAGCCCCCTGCACAATGCTCACGACGGAGTTAAGGATATCACTGTTGATACTACCACTGGTGTCCTTGACGAATACCAATGTCCCATGTTGCTCATCCTCCATACCTGTGATGCAGATATCGTGATAAGCTAGGTGACGCTTGTCTGCGCGGATGGATTCGTCCGACATACAGAACTCACTGGTGTATTTATCCAACAGAGACTCCAGATCAAGGGGAGGCTCCAATAGTTCCTCAAGTTTCTCGATGAACTTACCGCCACCCTTACCGCGAAGTTTCGCAATCTGGATGGTGCTGGACAGGATCTCCCTCCACTTGTTGGCTAGTTCCCTAGCCTTGGTAGGATTCTTGGCGGGCTTGAACTCACCAGAAGAGTAAGGCTGTCGGCTGGGCTGGCCCCCGCCAGATCCGTTGCCCTTGCCTTCCTTGCCTTCCTTGCCTTCCTTGTCGCCCTTGCCTTCCTTGTCGTCCTTGCCTTCCTTGTCGCCCTTGCCTTCCTTGTCACCTTCCCCATCAGTGGGGTTGTCACAATCGCCGTCGGGGTCAGTCGGCGGCGGGGGAGGCGGGGGAGGCGGCGGGGTATCCTCATAGAGCTTCCTGATGATAACCTCCGCTGCCAGTGTGCCATACTTCTCGACATCGACATAAGCATCAGGTGGCAACACAATAGGGAAGGCGGCTTCCTTATTGTATATTGTCACGTAGTTATTGATCTCGTAGTCCGCCCCGATGTTTGCGAGTCGGGGGTCACTTTCGAACTGCGATACCAATCTTGTGATGTGGTCGAGCAAGGGGTGCAGTATCTCATGCACAATCAATCCAACGGTTTGCTGGACATTCAGTGTCCCAACATATTGGGCACCGTATTTGATTTTCTCCCCGTCCGTGCAGGCGGTCAGGGATGGGTCATCGTAAACGATCTCTTCATCCAAAGCGGCGATAGCCGGTATGAAGATTTCGTGATGGTTCGCGATGATGTTCTTCGCTTTCGCGAGTTTTTCTTCTACTGTCATGTTTCTTTTCTTTTCTGTGTATTTCAGTCAAACGTTTGACTGTAACTCTATGGTCGCGGAGCAATTCGTCCGCTTCCCTAGATACTCTAATGTGTCCACTATCCGCCCCGACTATGTGGTTACTACCCATATCACGTAGCCAGAAGTAGAATCCGGTTACAACTGGATCGGTAGCTGGCCACATAATCGTGGGGCAGGATTCGTGGTTCAGGATGCAGTGGATCAGTTTAGTTGACCTTTCCTGAGAGTTCGTCGGCATGCTTGACTCGCCACCCTACGAGGGCCTGAGTCTTAAGCAAGTCTTTCTTGATCCGGCTGATGGAATTACCAACGAAGGATTCCAACATGTCGAGGTTGCTGGGGTTGTTCATGTTGGGATCTGTCAGGCGGTGCGCCAGAGTAAGAACCTTATCGACATTATTTTTGTCCGCTAAGGCAATGGACCGGCAGGCAATAAGCCATTTGATGTCCACCTCATGCGGGATACTGCAACGATCAGCATCCTCGATCATTGACTCCACATCACCTACTCTGCTGGTGAGCTTGATGAACTCCGTGTACATTTGTCCATACTTAGGACCGACACGAGCTGTAGCATGGGCACGGAACAGAGGATCTGCCACGGCTTCTGCAATGTCATCGTAACTGTCAGTCAGTTCATCCAGTCGAGAGAACGACCGGAAGGTAGGCAGGTTGGACTCTCTGTCCCATTCCTTGATCTTGAAATCATATGGAGCAGAAGGATTGGAGTTCAGGAACGCCAAGAGATAAGGAGTCTTACCATGATCCATGAGGTATCTCTGATATGAATCAAAGTCAGGACGAATGCGGTAGAACCCCACCCTGTCAGCCAACGCGGCCAGCCAAGGCTCAACCCCCGTCTTGTGGGCGAGCATGTTGGATGACCCCATGACGAAGGTATCTTCAGGGAAGAAGAACTTACCTACCCGTTTCTCCAGAAGCATCTGCATCATAACCTTCTGGGTCTGAGGACTGAGAAGACCAATCTCCTCCAGATGGAGGACATTCATTACGCCCTCTTTGAAGTCGAGGTCTTCGTCATGGTAGAACTTCATACGCTCTTCCTCATGGTTAGGTATCCCGAACCCACGAACGTCGTTAAACGTTTTATAGGCCCCACGATAGTCGATGTAGTGGGCCATCATCTTAGTGGCCCACAACGCGGCTTGCATTGATTTACCCAATCCATACCACGCCAGAAAGACAGGAGGCTTTTTGTTGCCTGTCTTGAGGTCACGGTCCAATACGGATGGGATGTCTTCTGTTGTTATTTCAACGTGTGTCATATTGTTTTGTTTCTACTTTTTGTTCCGCGTGATCAACGGATGCGCGGCCCCCGACTGTTTGTTACATGAGAGAGTTAGCAATCTCCTTGGCTTGCTGACTGATGTCAGTAGCCACAATCTTGGATGACTTGATGCTATCAGAGTCTACGCCTTGCAGCATATGCTTGGCCCGCTCGATGGCCCCTTGCAGCTCCATGTCACTGTCGATCATCATCGACGGGAGGATGTCGCAAAGCTCCAGAACATGGCCCAAGTTCGACTTGGCAAACCGTGTGCCTTCATCACCCGCCACGGCGCACCGCTTGGAAAGATGAGTGAGCTTGTCGTAGAACCTGTCACGAAGATCCTGAGAGATCTCTGCACGACGGCGTTGGTCCTCCTCTTCCCATGTCTCTCGCAAGTCAAGCGGGAGATCCTCTGCTCCACCCAACGGGCCAAAGGTAATGTTAAGATTGAAGTTCCGGCGAACTCCATCGAGGTCGTCCACTGCTGGATAGAGGTGGGCAAACTTGGCGAAGTCACCATTGAGCCTCTGTTCAGAATTGCTTCTGATCTCAGGCCACTTGGCAACAAACTCATCTACCAACTCCTGCCACTCCATCCTACGTTTGGTAACGTAGTTCTGGAGCTTGGGGATCATAAGCGGGGCGACCCGACGATTCCCACCATCATCCCAAGGGGAAGTGTAGTGCTTGATACCCTCCCTCGTTTTAGCCACATGGCTGGTGATCCGCTTGAGATAATCCTTGCGGATGAGCTTGGTGGTCATCTCGTTTGCGTCGATGTCCGTACCATGTTTCTCCGCATATTCCCTTTCCCCTTTTCTATTCTTCCTTCTTTTGTCGAAGGATGAAGCGGAGATGTTAATTGTTGCTCCGATGCTGAGGCCACTAGGCTCTTGCTTTTGTTCCCTCTGCTGCTCTGCCGTCTTGCGGACGGCCTGTCTTTGTGGTGTTGTTGTTTGCACTTTGTCTGTGTCTTTCTACTTTTGCAGTTAAACGTTTAACTGCGGTTTGTGTGTGATGAACAGTTGAGATACCTTTCCCAACTGTTCATATATTATACCATATAAAGTATATATCGTCAATACTTTTCTACTGATTAGAAGATAAATTAAAAGCATCTATAAGATCATTACGCGCCTCTACTACCTCGATAATAGAGTTACCTTCCGGCATGAATTCCAAAGCCGCTTGCGCTACTTCGCGCAAACCTTCTATGGCTTCATTTATTTTCTGTTTCTCTTCTGGTGCCAGACCTGTCTCGCCTGTCATCTCGCAGAGTGTGTCGTCTCCGATCTCGTGAATGAGTTCCTTTAGCTGTTCTAGGTTCATGGTAGTTATCTCCTAATGGTCATGTTGTCCATGTAGGGCATCTTCGCCCCGCCGTTCTTGGGTTCAACCCACCAGCTCCCATACTTCTGATACACATGGAAGCCAAGATCATATTGTTGGGATACTTGGTTCATGCGTAGTTTGGTTGTAGGCGTGTGCCACGGCTCCCCATCAGGGTCTGTGGCGTTCAGCTTTATCTCATGGTCGGTGAACTCCACAATAATAGTGTCGTGGTATTGCACACCAGTCCGCTTCCCGTTCCCGTCTGATAGATCAAGAACGGCTGTCGCTACTTTCCCTTTAAAGGGATTCATTTTTGTTTTCATATTCAGTTACAAGTTTCTCTAAACAGGATGCATGGCGCATTAACCACATACCGGTAGCCCCTTGCTCACACTCCCGTGCCTGTTTGGCTAAACGTTTTATCTCATCGGTTAGCTCTTTAGCTGCCTCCCGTTCCCTGCGTAGTTCTTCCTGCGCTAGGATGAGGGGTAGCTTCTGCTTGGCCATACGCCGTATGGCTGGCATCCATTTTCTTACGTCTATTGGGTTACTCATGATTCATTAACGGTCGTTGTCCTTTGGCTTACACCCCACGCCATCTTCATCCATGTTACAGGGTTCAGGGTGCAGGGTTAGTTCGTGTTCGTACGCCTCCAGTTCACCCCCGTCATCTTTCTTAACCGAATAGATTTCTCCAACTTTGGTTACTTTTCCGTTTCCAGAACAGATCCCCTCATCGGGATCTGTCCAGAAAACTTCGTCGCCTACCTTATATTTCGGTGGTTCACTTATCATTGTTTTCATTTGTTGGTCTGGTTAAACGTTTAACTGCTCTGGCCAGCCCTTCTGGAATACAGTTCTGCCCTCTAAGCATTTTCCATATACCTAGTAACATCTGCCAAGACATCTCTTCTCATGCGGTTGAGCACTGGATACGGAACTCGATCAAGACCACCAAAGTCTTTGCCCTTCTTTCTGAAGTCAGCATGACTAGGATCATGGACACACGGACGATGGCTAACGTGGGATTGCCCTAGTATATTGTCAAAACGATACAGGGCGCGGGTCTTGGTATCTACGTAGTAGGTCTTCTTCACAAGACTAAAGATACCTAGGTCTGGTTGGTCGCCGTGCTCGACTTCCCCCTGATATACGAGTTCAGTCTTGAATTCAAACTCTGACATACATTCTTCAGGGTTGATTTCCCAATCTATGCATCTCTCTACATACTCCACCCACATGGTTTCGAGTGCGTAGTCCTGTTGAGAGAACTCATGCGAATGACTGAATGGGCTATCAGAACAATCACTATACTCAGAGCTACGGTGACAGGTTTCCCACACAGTAATTTCTATTACATGTTTGGGTAATCCCTTTCGGAGCATAACGGAGTCTACAAGGTCATTCATCATGCGAGCCATGCGAGCTACCATGCTTTGCTTCTTCCGCTTGTTACGGCGGAACCAACGCTTAGGACCAAGGTGACCAAGGTCCAGTTTTCTTTTGTTTTGTTTCATGAGATTGTTTTATTTTTGCTTATTTAGAGGTGTCCCGCCATTCGTCAGACCCAAATTTCATAACACCAGCGGGATACTCCCACCTGTCTGCCATGCGCCGGATCGCCTCTTCAGGCACACCATGCTTGTTGCGCTTGGCATAGAGGGGGATGTCATGCTCATTCCAATCGAGGGTAATGATCTGCACATCCCACCCTGCTTCTTCAGCGGCTGTAATGTAGGGTTCATACTCCCAGTGCTGGACGTTTGTATTGTCAATGATGGCAATCTGTACCCAGTACTCACCCTCCAGAGTCTGGTGCGGTCGTGGGTGCAGGTTGAAGAACTCAATAGCCCGCCGCAGGTTCTCTTGGTGGTGCCACTTGAGCAGGTCTGCATCGAACTCGTAGACTCCTTCCTCATTGATGAACAGGTCATCAGTAGAGAAGGTTCGGACAAAGAACCTGTCGAGACAGTATTCGGGATTATTGGCTGCGCTAATCAGCCTTGCGAGGCGCGACTTACCTGTGCCCGGTAAACCGCGCAGGATGTAACATATATTTTTCATTACTCGTCAAACGTTTGA